TTTGGATTTCGGTACACTATTAACCGAGGCAGATTGTGATTTCGTTGCGAACGATTCTACATTATCCGCTAAAACAATGGACGTTTGTAAAATCGCTTTGAACACAGAAGTTTGTCAATTCGAGATTGAGCAATCATTCTTAGCTGATTGGATGAACAAAGGTTCAAACGGTGATTTTATGCCGGCTGATTTCGCTACGCATTTCTACGATCAATTAGGTAGAACAGTTGCTGACCAATTGGAATACCTTACATGGCAAGGTGACACCGCTGGAGAAACAGAAACTTACTTAGACCTTTGCGACGGTTTGGAAAAACAATTGTCAGGTGCGGATATTCCAACGGCTCAAAAAATCGCTGGTACGAATATCACATCTACAAACGTAATCGCTCAAATGACTTTGGTTTACAATCAAATTCCAAAAGCATTGAGAAACCGTAAATCTGAAGTTAAATGGTTCGTCGCTTCTAACGTTGCTGATGCTTACAGATTGGCAGTTGCTACACAGTCAGCTGAAGCATACACTACAAAAGATGCTCCATTGACTTTCTTGGGTTATGAGTTGACAATTGGAGAGGGAATGACTGATTCAACAATGACTTTGTCTTTACAGTCTAACTACATTTTCCTTGCGGATTTGGTTTCAGACCCTAGCGACATTACTACAATCAACATGAAAGAAACAACTGGAGATAGAAAAATCCGTGTTATTTCTGACTTCAAAGTAGGTTTCAACTACTTGAACGATGCTGAATGGGTAACTTACAAAATCGCCTAACATTAACGAGGGGGTTTAATTACCCCCTTTTTATTCACATTTAAAAATACAGACTATGGCTTGCGAAGCATTAGAGGGAATTGAATTAGGTTGTGAAAGAAATAGCGGTGGACTTCATCAAATTTTGGTGGGTGACATGGCAGATATTTCTGCACAAACCGTTTCACTTCCTACTTGGAAAATCACAGCAATGACAGTAGACAACGAGCCTATTGAAATTGCCGTAAAAAGAAAAACATCGAACTATGTAGAAGATGAGCAAAACGATTTCGTAAACGGGTCGGTTGTTGTTACCGCTACAATCACAGCAATGTTGCACAGACGTGACGCTGATAAATCTCGCAAATTGAATATTTTGGGCGCGGGCCAAAGATACCTTTATGCAATCTGTAAAGATGCGAACGGGTTATATTGGTTCTTCCCAAATGTACAACTTCAATCAGTTGGTGAGGGGTCAGGTCAAGAGCGTGCAGACGGTTCAAAATATTCCGTTGTATTGGTTGGAGAGAATGACCAACTTGCATACGAAATTGAGAGCGCAGTTGTTGCTGGATTATTCTAAATTTCAACTACTACTAATAAATTAAGGTTGTTCAATTTGGACAGCCTTTTTTTGTATCCTATTATTTATATGATTTATTTAGAAAAGAATATTTCCACAAACATAGCATTGACACTAAAAGAGAGTTCTTTGTTATCCGTACCTTATTACTTGTTTCATTTTGTGAATGAGATAAACAAAAGCGAAACATTTGTGAGTTTTGAAGATATTAGCGGTTATCCTGAACGATACAATTTATTTACAATGCAATTAGACTATGTTAAAGGTCAATATACCTATACAGTCTATGAAAGTATATTACCTGACCCCGAAACGATAGCAGATACAACAGGCCACATTGTTGAAACGGGTATAATGATTATTCACTCCGATGAGGATGCAAACACAAATATTTATTTATGAAAATACTAGGTATAAATTTTAGCAGAAATTCAGTCGTAAGGACAGAGCAACAAGCATACAGTACTCCGTTTGGGCAAATTGGCGACGGTAACTTATCACTACCTTTTATTCAGTCGCAAGTACACAAAGCGGGCGTTATTTACTTTGGTCAAGACAACTTATTTCCTAGTGTGCTAGATCAAATGTATTACACGTCACCAATTCACGGGGCGGTTATCGATTTTACAGTAATGGCGGTTATCGGTGGTGGTTTTACAGTTGAGGGATTAAGCGACGGAAAAGATAAGGTAGCGTTTGGCGTATGGTCACGAATGAATAAAGTTGATAGAAATCTAGAAACGGTTGCAAGGGATTATAAAATGCATGCTAGAGTACATTTTTTGTTGCATTATTCAGATAGCGGAAAGTTCCTTTTCATGGAAAGATTACAACCCGCTTCTATTCGTTATCGCTTCGACGGTAACTATGAATTTTCTAGCGATTGGTCAACGGGAAAAGAACGAAGATTTTTAGAAGCGTATCACCCCGCTAAAGTAGGAAAGTACAAAGAAATGCTTTACACATATGGCGAAGTTGGCGCGGGACAAGACATCTATCCAATACCTACTTATTCAAGTGCTTTGAATTGGTGTTATTTGGATGGTGAACAAAGTTATTTTCACAAATCAAACCTACAAAACTCAATTTTCCCTAGCCTTATTATTAGACGCCCTAAGAGATTTGGTTCTAAAAAAGAGGTCGAAGATTTTAAAGACGGTTTGATGAATAACAAAGGCGCGAAAAACGCTGGAAAAGTATTCGTTTTAACGGGCGATGGTATGGAAAATACACCTGAAGTAGTTACACCAAGCGCACAAAATAATGATAAACTATTTGAGGGTACAAGTAAGGAGTTGAAAGATAATATTTGTTTCGCTCACAAAATCAATCCCGCCATTATGGGCGTGAAAGTTGCGGGTTCTTTGGGTAACGCTCAAGAACTTGAAATGTCTTACGCTATTTTTGAGAAAAACGTAGTGTTTCCGATGCGTAGACAATTGGAAAATATGTACAACGAACTTTTACAAATCGCAAACGTTAACGGAACTTTCAATATTACTGGATTCAAGATTATTGGTGAAGAAATTGTCGGGGGTGAAGAAAGTAAAATTAACAAAACGGGTGAATTACTTAATGCTATGTCGCCATTGCTTGCAAACAAAGTACTTGACAACCTTACAATCAATGAAATTAGACGTATTGCTGGACTTGCAGACGTTCCCGACGGTGATAAACTTGCAAACCCAAGTGCACCTAGTAACAATCCCGAAACCCCTATGATATGATTTATTTCGTTACAGAAAATTACCTAAAACAAAAGACACCGATAACGCAAAATGTTAGCGCCACCGATGTGATGCCTTTTATAGAGCCTAGCGCAAGCGGTTGGATGCAGTCGATTTTAGGTACTTACTTTTTTAATCATTTATTAACGGCTTACAACGCACAAACACTAACGAGTGATGAAGAAATATTAGTAGGTAAAATACAACCCGCTATTGCGTGGCGTGCGACTGTTGACTGCGTTCTAGGTTTGACTTATCAACTAAAAAACAAAGGACTTCAAAAGCAAAACGGTGATAACTCCGAAAGCGTTGAACAATCGGAAACAACGTTTGTAATGCGTCACTACGAACAGAAAGCGGAGTTCTTTGAAATGTTTGTAAGAAAGTATTTGAAATCAAATAGAGACTTGTTTCCTGAATTTACAAGTCAACTAAATAGAGATTCAGAATTAGCGCCACAGAACGACGATAATTTTAACACTGATACAATGTTTATATGATTAGTTATTTACAAGCAGTCAACGTTATAAAGACATTTGCAGACGATCATTTGCAAATTAATAGATTCGATTTTGAGTTCAAAGAGCAAATGCAGAATTTAGCTACTTTAAATGAAGCGTATCCGTTTTTGTATGTAGTGCCTTTAGCAAGCGATACAATCACAAATGTGAATGAATTTGAGGTTGAAATTTATTGCGTGGATAGATTACAAAAAGACCGTACAAATGTCAACTATGTAGTGTCAGATACTAACCAAATATTAAACGATTTAGTGTTATGGTTAGAGGAAGGACAAGATGATATTGAAATCGTAGGAACAGCAACACAAACACCTATAAACAACGATTTGTTAGACTATGTAGGTGGGTGGGTTTTAAGAGTGCGTTTGCAAGTTGAGAAAATTGGACTTTGTGAAATTCCATTAGGGGGCGAAATGCCACCGCCACCAACTTGTGAAAACGCTACTTTCCAAAATTCAGACGAATCATTTGTAACTACGATTGCAAGTGGTGATACCTATACAAGTGAAGATGTACGTATTCGTGTTTTTGACCAAAACGGAAACAGTTTAGCTGGTGATGACTATCCTAGTAATATTGATGTTGATATTACAGTCGAAGTAACAAACGAAATTGAAGCGAACGTAATTAATTCAAGGGATAATATCGTAAACACTCAACTTTTAACACCATCAAGTCCAAATATTTCAGCACCTGATGGTATTGTTTCTATTAGAAAATCTGATAACACAGAAATTTATAACGTTCCAACTCCATCAAATGAAATAACTTCTCAAACGGTTTCAGATTCTGTAATTACTTTAAGAGATAGTGCAAGCATAACGATAAGCACCACAAACGTACAAGCAACTGAAACCGCAAACATTACAGCTCCAGATGGTTCGATTACTGTTAACGGGTCAAGTGTTGGAAATGTCAAGTCAAACGGCACACGAAATTTATTCGTAAAATTGAACGGTACAAATTCAGGAACTTACGATGGAGTAGATACGATTAACGTAACTGCAACTGATGCGTGGGTACGTCCTACTGGGTGGCTTCCATTAGATACAGTTGGAACTGGTACAAATAAGTTTAGTGGTTTATTTGCCGTTTATGAAACGAAAAAGAATGTTTGTACAATGTATATTTCTATTCCTTCAGGAACACGTACAATCAGTTGGGGTGATGGAACAACACAAAACGCAGTAAATAACACTATTTACACAAAAGTTTATGATTACGCTACATTGTCAAGTCCAATATTGACTGATGAATTTGGTTTTAATTACAAAATGGCAGTTGTAAATGTAAATTTAACTGGTGCAACATCTATTCAGGTTGACCGAAATACAACGGCAACATTAATAAATAATGGTCGAACTTTGGGATGGTTAGATATTGCTGTTGATTGTTCAACAATGACAAACATCATGCTTTCATCACAAGGAAAATCTACATTATTACAGAGATTTTTAGTTTATAATTTAGCAACAGGTGTTGGTGGTTGTGATTTCACTTCATTACCACATTTAAGAGTATTGAAATTTCCTTTTAATCTCATGTCAAGTGCAACATCATTATTTAATGGGCAATTAGGATTTGTAAGAGATGAATCCAACAATCCAATTACAGTTAATTTAACAAGTGCGACTGGAAATAATCAAAATTTATTTTTGAATGGATTAATTGATAAGGTAGGAAACATAAGTGCACCAGCAATTACCAATGCTTCACAATGGTATCAAAATTGTCAAAACTTACAACAAATTGGAACTTCTAATTTCCCTTTGGTAACAACATTGTCTTTGTTTATTTACTTAAACTACAATCTTACAAAAATGGGAACGATTACAACAAGTTCTACGCTTACATCGCTTAACAATTTCGGTAATGGTTGTCGAAAGTTAAAAGGCATTAATATAACAAATTGTTCAGGAGTTACAGATGTGACTAGCGCATTTGTAGGAATGGTATCACTTGAAAGTTTAATTCTTACGGGATTAACTAGAGGGTTTACAATTGACGACTGCAATATGAGTGCTACGGCAATAGATGCTTTGTTTACTTCGTTGGGTACGGCTTTAGGTAGTCAAACGATAAACGTCCGTAGAAATCCTGGTTCTGCAACTTGTACAACTTCAATTGCAACATCAAAAGGTTTCACAGTGGTAATCGCTTAATTTTAAAGATTATGTTTTACAAATTTGAAAATGGAAAGTGGGAGTTTGGTTATACGGTTTGCCTACCTAGTGGCGAAATTCTAAGCGAAGAAAATAAGGTTAATTCTGACGGTTGGGAGTGGCACGATGAACAACCTATTGATTTTAATGTAACTAATGTTACAGAATAAAAATAAATTAGTAGATTTGTTGCGATGATGGAAGCGGTAAAAATATTTAAGACTTACGGAGGGCTGGGAGTAGTTTCCGTTTGGTTATTCATGACGAATAGTAGAGTAGATAAATTGGAACTAGAATTGCAAGCTTGTAACGATAGTAAAATTGATATTTACAGAGAGCTAACCAAGCCGATAACAAGCAAGCATAACGAAAATAAACCGCCACTAATCGCAATATTAACGCAACCAGTAACACTTAAAAACGTAGAACATGAAGAAAATTGAAAATGAAAAACCAAAACAAGGATTTTTTAAACGCTTAAATGCGAAAACTCCTGACCATAACAAAAAAGTAGGTCGAATAGCAAGTGTTATAGCATTAATTACTGGAAGTATTTTAACTGCTGGAGTTGTTACTGCGCCAATTGGTATAACTATTTTAAGTGTTGTTGCATCTGTTAGTGGTGGAATAGCTGTGTATAACGGTCAGAAAGTAGCTGAATAGCATGGTAGAGAAAATAAGTAAGAATGTTCACAAGATTAGCTTATCGGGTGAATATAATGAAGTTGCTTTACTTTCCGATTTACATTGGGATAATCCGAAATGTGATAGAGTGCTACTTAAAAAACATTTGGACTACTGCCTAAAAAATGAGATTCCCGTTGTTATTACTGGGGATCTTTTTTGTTTGATGCAAGGTCGCGGAGATAAACGCTCAAATAAATCGGACATTTTACCAGAACACAATAATTTCAAGTATTTAGATTCAATCATTGAAACGGCTGTGGAATGGTTTACGCCTTATGTAAGTATCTTAAAAGTTATTTCGTATGGAAACCATGAAACGTCTATAATTAAATGGCAAGAAACGGATATTTTGCAAAGGTTTGTTGACTTGTTAAATATGACTACGGGCGGTAACGTGCAAGTTGGTGGTTACGGTGGTTGGATAGTTTACGAGGTTAAACATCGAACAAATGTAAAAGCAAGTTTTAAGCATAAATACTTTCACGGTTCGGGCGGTGGTGGTATAGTTACCAAAGGCGCAATTAACCTAACTAGGGCTTTGGAAACTTACGAGGGTTTTGATTTGTTTAGCATGGGACATATTCACGAAAACAGTTGTCGTAATGATTCAAGAGAAATACTTTACATGCATGCAGATACTACTGAAATAAGGCTTAAACAAATACACCATTGCATTACGGGAACGTACAAAGAAGAATACGGCGACGGCTCTAAAGGTTGGCATATTGAAAGGGGCGCACCGCCAAAACCTTTGGGTGGTCGTATTTTAATGCTTAGCGTAAAGCGTGAAAATGAAAAGTTAATTAAGTGTTTAGATAGTAAAGGATTTCCAATTTAGGCTAAAATATTAGTCAAAAAGGATTTATTTTATTAAATTAGCTAACATATTAATCTTTAAAAAATGGGAAAAGTAATTTTAGAATTTGATAGCGTTGAAGAACAAGACGAAGTAAAAACGGCACTCGATGGCTATAAGTGGAAAATAGCGATTTGGGACTTAGATCAAAAGTTGCGAAGTATAACTAAGTACGGCGAAAGTTTAATTCAAGATTCAGCAAGCGAAATAGAACAAGAAATTGCAAATGCTATGCGTGATGAATTAAGAAATATTTTAAATAGTTACAATTTAAATTTAGATTAAATGACAAACGTAAAAAACTACACAGATATTCAGTTACTCGATAAGGTAAAAACTCTTAAAAATTTCAAAGGTATTCCGGAAACTTATTGGATTTTAGCGGTCCGGTCCAATGAAGATGAAACGGATAAATTCGATGATA